TATGTTACAAGATATAACAAGCCCAATTTAAACAATTAACAAATTTTGTTACAATCCTATATAAATCAGTAACATATCTGCCCTAATAATGTTACAACAATTAACCGAATTACCACTGACTATGTCACAATTTTAGAAATATTCATCCCACTAATTCGGATATTGGCAGCGTTTCGCTACCGACTTTGGCAAATCTGCATGAATAATTCGGAAAAATTCATGCAATCTAATTAAAGGGCATTTAGAAGCGTTTTAAGACACTCTACCACTTTTTGGATAGATAGTACTACTCAAAGGCAGATATGCCCTAGAATCGCCTTATAATGCGAAATAGAGCTATTCCTCATAAATATCCATCTCATTCGGTAGTTCTACCTCTTTATCGAACTCGTAAAGTGGAATATCTTGAATATGACCTGCCTCTGTAGCTGGAACAACCATTCCGCTATCTTCAACCAAAAGGTTATCATATCCTTCGGATCTGTTCTCATCACCATCTAACTGCTGAGGGCCATTAGACAATTCTTCTACATGACTAGCCTTTAGGACATTAACAGTAATCTGCTTAACAACATCTCCTTCATGAGCAACCTCTTGCCTTTCGATATAGCCTCTACGCTTACCTTTGGTTTTTAAGAGGAACATTGTAGCCAAGGTATCACCCTTAGCAATCCTTTCCATCAGTTTATGCTCACCGAAGTCAAGCATAATCTCCTCAGGCTCTATTTCAGCCAATCTTTGTCTAAACTCAGGATCTTTATCACACCAGGCCTTGTATTGACCTCTACCAACCCCTGCTGATTCACAAGCAATGGTGATATTGCCAAAATTCTCCTTGTAAGCTATGATAAAAGCTTCTTTGCTAATATCTCTGAATTCTGCATTCATAATTGTATTGGGTTTAGCATATTACTGCGTAATCTGAACTCTGCATTCATATTATCGGTTTTTAGTTGGTGTTCGGATAGATGTGATATGTACTACCTTCTCTACCTTGATATGGTCAAAGCTAAGCACACTTTCGCACTTAGTGCACTTGATGGTATGTTCCCTTATGGAACTCTCCCAAACATAATCCTCTGTAGATACTCCGCATTTACATCTGTAAGTTCTCTTGGCTACTGTGTCTTTCATATTATAATAAATTATAATGGGTTATATGGAAAATAAAAAAAATCAAATATCAAAAAATGTTAAAACAATGGTTTATATCAGAATATTGGGGGGCACAAGGGATCTACGAAAATTTCCGTACGAAACAAAGTGGTAGGGGGTACTACCCTAGTTTACTCATAATCTATATTATGTTAAATGGACATTATGACATCCCCTACCCTATCCTATCCTTTGCCTCCAATGGGGCAAAAATATACATTTTTAATCTATTGATTGTTTACTGACTTTGTCGCATTCGCTAACAATCTACCTGAAATACTTTAATTCAATCTATGTATGAATGTATCCATATAGTAGATAATATATCATATATTATATAATGTATCCTATATTATACATTATATCATACATTATACATTGTATAAGTGTATAGATTAATATAAACTATACTAATAAGATGTATAACTACTTTTAATCTTTTTTACGATTATTTCACTTTGTATTGATTAATGTCGTAATATTACGATGCCAAATAAAACCATTGGCACACATATTATGGAAAATTTATATATCTTATTCGCCTTACAATTAGGCATTTTTACCTTTTTTGTAGGTACAATTATTCGCTTATTAATTCACCTTTTAATTGCAAATGAAAATGAAACAAAGTAAAGATTTCACATTCACGCAATCGATTATAGTTATAATCCTTTGCATATTACTAATGATGTTCGCAGATAATTTTTAATTCATACACACACAAAAAAACACACATGAAAAAATTTATTGAATGGTATTCATTATTACCAGAGCCATTAAAGTCACAAGCATTTGAAAACGCAATCAACTGCAATCAGGTTGACATTTTTAATGTCGAAGTATCTTCGATGTATAACGCGATTGATAGAGGATTCATATGGGATAGCACACCACAAAGAAGCGATTATTGGTTGCGTATTACCGAGCAATGGGACGACGATACCAATACATTGCGAATACCTTTGACATTCTCTTCATCCATGCGCACGATGTTATTATCAATGCGACATGAAAGTAAAGTCGCAAATGCTTTATTACGCGACAATCTTACACACACGACCTTTGCCAATTATATCACCATGCGTGGTGAGATGTGTTCATACTTGCCTAATGGTCGCGAACATGTAGTAAATGAAAATGGAAAATGGGCTCGTAATGGTCGCCAAGATATGAAGGTCGGTAAGATGGCGAAAAATTTACTAACTGAATTAGCAATTATAAACGAAGATATTGACGCGGTTGAATTAGAAAAATTTAGCAATTTAGTAAAGTCATATATATCAGTATTAGGTGACGAAGATGGCGAAGGGAAAAAAATTGTCTTCGATGTTATTAATGGTCGCAAAATTTATGACGCTTATTTAGTTGACAATTATTCTAAAATATTAGGCACTGATACCAATTTATTTAATTCATGTATGCGCCATGAAGAGTGTCAAAGTTATTTGAATATATATGTAGACAATATCGATGTAGTGTCGTTATTAGTGGCGAACGATTGCAATGGCAAAGTATTAGGACGCGCAATATTATGGACAATGCACGATGGCAAAAAAGCAATGGACACTATCTACGCGCATGAATCACTTACTGCATCGTTCATACAATGGGCACACGATAATAACTATTTTTATAAGTCACGACAATCCTGTCACCATAGCGACTTCGATAAACATTTGACAGATGGTCACATATACCTACCATGTGTTATACTTAAGAAATATGAGTATGACGAATACCCATACATGGATACTTTGTCGATATTAGAGGATAACCAGTTGCGCACTGAATATAATACTAATGAATATCGCATATTGAAAAGTACTGATGGTGGCTATGAGGATTGCAATCGCAATGTGTTCGATGTTTATAACCAATGCGACATAGACGAAGACGATGCGCGATATGTCGATTATACGCGTCCTAATGGGCAAAGTATTAATGGCTATGTAAGTGTTGACGACTTGGTCGACATTGCACATGGTGGATGGGTATTGTCGCGCGATTGCGTCGAAGTGGATGGCGAAGATTATCTACGAAGTGATGAAGATATATGCCATGTCGATTCACGCAATGAATGGCATCTTATTGATAATTGCGTAAGTGATTATAATGGCGACATGATTCACGAAGACGATGCGGTTCAATTATGTGGTGATGTTTATAGTAATGAACACGCACACGAAGACGACGCGACGAAGTGTATAATCGATGGCGAATATTATTTGAATGAAGACATGATAAAAGTTGATGGTGGCATGATATATAAAGAAAATATCGAACACTATAAACTAATTTTAAACACTATAAATATAAAAAACAATGCGACAAAGATTGCTTAACACATTGCGCGTACAAAGTGAATCATATGACACGACGCGAATGAATGAATATATAATTAATGAACTACATGGCATGAATTTAATACCAGTGATGGACAAAGGGAATATCTATGTGACAAAAGGTGATGCGCGTGATTATCCATGTATCGTGTCACACACTGATTCAGTTCATAAGATTATACCAGATGAAGACTATACCATATTGCATGACGATACATGTGCGATGGGATTCAATAAGCGCATTAATTCACCGAGTGGATGTGGTGGTGACGATAAGGTCGGCATATATATATGCTTAGAATTATTGCGTGATATGGAAAATATCAAAGTAGCATTTTTCAGGGACGAAGAGGTAGGATGTGATGGTAGCTACGATGCCGACATGACTTTTTTTAGTGATGTGCGATTCGTGTTACAATGTGACAGAAAAGGGAATAACGATTTCGTGAATGAAATATATGGCGCACAATTACAATCTAAGCGATTCAAAAAAGAGGTCGCAAAGATTATAGGCGCATATGGTTATAAATTTGCAAGTGGGATGTTGACAGATGTTTATGCGCTTAATCAATTAGGCGTAGGCGTATCAGTTGCAAATATGTCATGCGGTTATTATAATCCACATTGCGACGATGAAGTCGTGAATTTTGAAGATGTTGAAAATTGTCTTTGTATGTGTCGCCATATCATGAATGACATGACAAGCGTGTACGAATGCGCATACACACCTAAAAAAGAAAAGTCGTTTTCTTATGTGTCAAAGTATTATAACACTTATAACGATTGGGATGGATGGGATGAACACTACACCAGTGCGCCAAAAGTTACTGAAGAGTGGTCAAAGTGTGAGTCGTGCGACGAAGTGGTCGAAGTGAAAACGATGGCATATTCGCGTGACTTTAATTGCGAAGTGTGTGAGTCATGCCAAAAATGGATGAAGGTTAATATGTAGTTTGTGTGTGTCGTATATGTGTGAAGCGCGACTAACAATCGCGCTTTTTTTATGCCATATTGCACACGAATATAGAAAACTAATTTTAAGGCGATTTAAGGCGCTAAAAAAAGTTAGTTGACACATAGACATTAATGTAAAAAATAGATCCAAAAATGAGGCTAAAAATAGCCTACAAATTGATTTTAGTATGAATGTAATATACCCATATTGCAAAGGTGCATTATTTGATAATATCAAAGTTGCAACATTAGTTGTTTATGCAACTATTGTCTATGCAACTACTATGGTCTTCGTAGTAGGTAGTTTTAGGTATGCCAAAAACCTGCCAAAAACCTGCCAAAAACCCCAACAAAAACCTGCCAAAAACCTCGCTAAAAATCCCCTAAAAATCTGCTTGGATTCATAGGATCAAAATATATTTTAACAAGACATTAACAAAAAAATATTAAACAATAACAAAAACTTTTTATACTTTTAAACCTCAAAACACAACAAAATGAAAACAATTAGAGATTTACCAATGATTTTAGAATTTAACGATGAACCAATAGCAGATGCCAAAGGCAGAAGTTTGGTAAAAGGCGATTTAGTAGTATTAAGCGACGCTTTCGGATTAGATAACGATGAACTAATGCACGATGTAGGTGATATATTCCAATTCGTTGGTGGATTGGATGACAATATTGGATGCTTTATCCATTGCAAGTACAATGTAAGAAGCGATTTTTTTGCAGATAGAACTTTATTAATCAATATAAAATAAACAAAATGACAACACATGACTACGGTTTAAGCTACAAACAAAAGTTAGCTGAATTTAACGAAACAAACATTACAATAAACATTGTAGAATTAGCTAGTGAATTAGCTGATATGGATTTACGAGAAAACTGGAAGGATTCTATAAAGATTTATGAAGTAGATGAAGATGAAACAAGCTACACAGAAGAGGCTCAAGATGTTTTTAATGACCTTTACGATACATACTATTCTATCATCGCTAATGCTAAAGTATAGATGCAAATACTAGAACTATTCGCTGGAAGTAAGTCCATTGGTAAATGTGCCGATGGACTTTTCTTTGAGTCTTACTCAAGCGACATTGAACAATTCGGTGGCATTGATTATGTTACCGATATATTGGATTTTGATGTGGCAAAAATTCCCTTTAAACCCGATGTGATTTGGGCATCTCCACCATGTACTGCTTTTAGTGTGGCGGCCATCGGCAAGAACTGGACAAAGGTTGGTGATGATTACCTACCTAAAAATCCCAGAGCAGAACTTGGCCTTATCCTAGTCCAAAAAACCCTCGAAATAATAGAGCATTTTAAACCGACCTATTTTTTCATAGAGAATCCTAGGGGGATGCTAAGGAAGATGCCTATCATGGCTCACCTTAAAAGGCAAGGAGTTACCTATTGTCAGTATGGAGATACAAGGATGAAACCAACCGACATATGGACTAATAGCGATAAATGGATTCCTAGG